AATATTTAGATAATTGGTCTAATAAAAGCCAAATAATTAGTACAGTATAAAACAAGATTAACTCCCTTACTATAATATATATCTTAATAGTCCTATTATACTAAGTTACACAATTTTAGGCAAAATAAAAAGCCCCTCAATGAGGGGCATGTTTTATTTGTGATTACTCAGCGGAGAGTATTTTAAAAGTTCATTTATCCGCTCCATTACTGCATTTTGTGCATTTTAGGTTGAGCAACGGTTAAGCAACCGTTTCAAATTTTGCAGAGATTTAAAGGGCTAATTATCTTCTGACACGTCTTCTGTTACACGATTTAAACAGGGTTCTTTTCCATACAATCGTTCCATTCCTTGACGAGTTACAAGCCACATTTTCCCAGACTTTCTAAACTCACCTTCTAAAAATCCTTTCTTTACTCGCCCTCTACAATTCTGTTTCAATGCATCAGCAGTAACATTCCAACGTTCTGCAGCTTCTTGTGTAGTCATTATATCATCTAGTTCAAATTTCAATTTTATCACCTTCTAACTAAACGTTTAACAGCTAATATCAAAACAATAATAGTTACTATATTAATCAGCCATTCTAAATATTGCATAATTCACCTCGTTGATTTACAATAATGTTGAAAAGGTGGCGGGGCTTTCACCCGCCTGCTTTTTACTACTCCTTGCTAACAAGTTTTAGTATTGCTAGTGCCAGTACCAGTGGCGTAAACGCATTTGCTAAACTTGTTAGCTTTTCTATTATATCCACTTTTATCACCTCCTTACATCTTTATTATACCCTATATCGTGTATAAAGTCAAGTGTTTATTATGATTTTTACAAACAAAAATAGAGCCTACCAACATAGATTTAATCTAGGTTAGTAGGCTCTTTTATTTATAGTTGCGTGTATCCACCATTACACGCTATGGAGATATATGGATCACCTCGATTTCATCGAATAGCGCCAGCTGCACCAACTAGAAAACCAATCACACCACCAGCAGCCCATGTATCACGTTGACGCCGCAAGCGTTGCTCTGTTCGTCTATTGTTCTTGATTTCGTTCTTCAATTCGTCTAATGAGCTCGAGGCTAGAGTTAAGCTCTGCTCTTGCTCTGTTATTTTGTTCGAGGCTTTCGCTAATTCTTGACGCTGTTTCTCGTTGATTGCTCTCAATTCGGTTAAGGCTTTCGCCCTCTCGCTGTTGATAATCCTCAATTCTTTTAATTCTGTCGCCTGCATCATTGTTAAGCTGTCGGCTTGTTTCAATGAGTTTGTTGAGCTCTCGATTGAGGCGTCGGCTATCATCAAGCGCTCTTTGAGATTGTTCCAATCGCTCAATGGCACGCTGATAGTTGGCTCTGGATGTGAAATATCCACTTGCGAGGCTGCCAACGCCATAGAGGAACAGCACACAAATAGCGCCAATAATAAGGCGCTGCATAGTAACCTTAGATTTAAGCGTTTCGAGGTATGTCTTAATTTTTGCATACATAATAACCCCCTTTAATCCAAATCATTCCAGCGTGCTGCATATCCTCGTACATCAACGTGTACGAAGCCCTGATTATAGTATTTGCCTATGCCATCTGCGCCGCACTCCTCGGCCACCTGTGCGAGGTAGTCAACGTCAATGCCGTCATATGTAATGTCGGCCGCCGTTCCCTCAACGTGTTGAGAGTTAGGAACGCCACCGACTTCTTCATTGTGTTCTGGGCAACGATAGCCACTATTGATATATATCGGCACCCCTAAACGTTCACGAATTCTGTCGAGCAAATCCACCAATCTTTTGTCGATGATATGGTCCAGTATATTATGTCCATTCTCATCAACTTCATGCCTATGGCAACCACAAGCGAACTCATGACCATCAAAATATGTACCAATTTTCATTATATACACCTCTATTTCTGCTTTTAACGATAATTTTATAGTGCTTTTATCGTTATTTTTAAATTCAAACATAAAAGCCACGCCACACAATGTAAGCGTGGCTTACAAACCTTTATTTCTTTAAAACCATATCAATTTTAGAATGCACTACATCCAAAAGCCCTGCGATTGTGCTGTTTCCGCCGTCCCTCATATTCTCGAGAATAGACAGGAACTCAACCGAGCCAAGATATAGCCATACTAAATTCACGGCAAAGGCGTAGTTCCCTGCCATGAAATCAAAACACCAAGCCCCCGCCGTTGCTAAACAGTAGGTTAGCACTTTTGTAACAAAAGGCTTTCGCATATGTTTTGACGATATAAGCCCTTTCCCCCATGCAGCTGGAATGGCTATATATTTATCATAGCCGCTTATATTCTCTGGGTTCGCCCCCATATCAATAAGCATTTGATAACCTATAGCCGCCCAGCGTGTTATAAGGTCTAGGAATACCAGTATAATGAATATCCCTAACACTTGCACATGTTTGAGCCCTAGCATATATATGCCAACCTCTGCCACTACGGCAAGCAAGGCTTTAATGGCGAATGACTCGGTAAGCATTCGCCATGCCTCGCATAGAAAATCTATTATTGCTTGCATTTTATACACCCTCATTATCGCTGGTTACGTATTCATGGCTGTCTGCGTTATATATAAAGTAAGGCTCACGGCTGTCGCCTGTAGATACATCACGTCCAAAATCATTTATTAAATCCTTAATAGCTAAATGAGTCCAGTAACTGTCAAGCCACTTGAACACAGTACTCTCTGGGTTCTCTACACGCCAGACCGAATTACTATGATTTACAATAGTTCCAGATTTATCGTGTAAAGAGCTTTTATTCATTTTAAGCATAACACGCTTATTGGTCTTAATAGTGATTTTATTGATATCGCCAATATTCCAATTAGGTAAAATCTTAAATATATCGACATTATTGTAATTTGATACATCAATTTCAATATCATTTCCCAATCGTGTATATATGACGCCATTAGTATCTGTGTACACCTCATCTGGTGCTACAGTTGAACCTCTTATAAGCAAAGTCATTTGCTCGTTATCGTTTAGATCATAATATTTGAGTTCGATATTCTTAGGACCAAATGGTTCGATAGTAACTCGCATATTATCACTTTCGAACTCTCGTTTCTCGCCATTATTAATAGCAACTTTAAAATGAGGTTCTCCTGTGAGGTCGATGTAGTCTTGCCCTGTGCGTGGCTGAGTATACTCTAATCGTCTAAAGCTGCCCTCTGAAATATAGCCATTTTCTGATAGCTTTTCAATCAACTTAGTGAGCACAGTATCAACATCTGTATTTTCTAAATAAATATTTTTAGATTTAAGTAGTTCTGCAGCTTTTTCAGCACTGCCAGGGTCACCTGGATCACCTTTCTTACCTTTAAGTGCGTTAAGTTGTTCCGGTGTAAAGTCGCTAAATTTAAATGGGTCACCTTTGTCACCTGGGTCACCTTTAGGACCACGTAAGCTACCTAGCCAGTCTTGTTCAGAACCTTTGAAGCCGTGAGCTACTGCTATTGCATATGCACTTTTACCTGCTTCATTAACGATAGGCAATACAATGTCTTTACCAATTTTCTCGATAAGTGGCAGAGCTGTATCTGCATCGAGTTTTAGTGTAAGAGCGTTATCTGCCATGATAAGTTTCCTCCCCTTTAATCATGCATAGAAATATCCGGCACGATCGTAATCGTACCTTGACCAATTTTTAGCCAGTGTTCATCGTTATAAAGGAATGCGTCATAGATATAATCGCCGCCCTTTATTTTCTTCTCCGCTGACTCTTGGCCAGAAATAAAAAACCTTACCTGTTTTGACTCTACCACAGGATGCAACTCTAATATCATATCGTCATATGGGCGCTTGCGAATTTTACAAGCGCCTTTATATTGACTTAATGTCATATCACTTTCAGGTGGTACGACGTACGTGATATCAAAATCTTGTCCAGAATGGAGTGTAAAATCTTGTTCGACCATATAGCCTCCTTATTGTCGTGCAATAACTAATATGTACAGCTCACCGTAGGAATAAGATTTAGTGTAAAAATCGTTGTTTTCACTGCTATGTGAACTTTCCCCTTTAGCCTCTACTACCGCTCTGCGTTTGTCAGCAATGCCTATATTAGATTGTGTTCTTTCATCCTTTTGCATATACACGCTACCCCAGCCAATATATCGAGCTTTTTGCTGGTTATATTCATCTTTGCTGATTTTATAAGGAATTTTATTCTCCCATGGACTTGGCACTTTGGTTTTATAGTAGTTATAGTCGCTGTCAAAATAACGTTCGGTCATTATATAACCGACAGGAATAAACGTACATTGACTTTCATTAAACCCTTCTGGTAGTGGACACCAGTCACCATGACGTACTTTATAGATTTGTACATCAATGTTTCTGATTTTAAACCCAGCTTGCATAATTGACTGAGCATCAATACGTGAGCCTGTGATGTTAGCGCCTATGATGTTACCGTTAGCATCAACTTTGAATGTACCGGTTTTATTTTGGATCGTACCGCCGATAATCTTACCACCTGTTACAGTCCCAAGGTTACCACTGATCGCGCTTAACTCTTCGACGTCCATCTTATCTGCAGACACGGCTTTAGCAGCCAGCATCTGTTTAGTAATGATGTTGTTATCGAATAGCGCATCACCAGTTACGTGAAGCAACTTACCGTCAATTCTTGTTCCTGCAGAACTCAGATTGATTCGACTAACTAACTCATCGCCGTTTAATGCTTTTAATTTTAAGTCGATACCGTCTTCTAATTGGCTGAGTTGAGTTGCCATATTAGAAGTTAAGTTTTTAACTTCGGTAGAATATGCATTAGCAGTCTTTGTAAGCTCCTTAATCTTTTCATCCATAGACTTAATGCCAAGAGCTTCCTTATCGATTAAAGCCGGGTCAATGCTAGCCGGTACTGAAGTCCCAACGATATCAGAGTACGCACCCTCACCAAATACATCAACATAAGCGACTTTAACATCAAATACACCTGCGTCATGAGGTATCATATTTACGTTTGTAGTAACGAAATACTTCTCTGTACCGATGTAGATATTAGCGCCTATGCAAGTATCCGGGATGCTATCAAAGACCACGCTAACGCCTGTAATATTACCTTTTACTTTGACATTCGTCGGAGCCTTAGGAACTGCTGCGTTATAGTCAAGTCTAAGAGCCGGACCATAACCTTTAACAGGATTGTGAGCGTAAACGAATACCGCATCTCTACGACCCGATAACTTAATTTCAGAGCGAATATCTGTAGTCTTGGCAAGTCTATTGTTAGCTTGGCCAACATTACTATCAAGTCGAACTTCGTAATAATCGATGTAGGTATTTTCTACTGGGTCCCATGCAGCAACGATTGTCTTACCGATTGTTACCTCACCACGAGCCGGTGCTTTAGGTGTAGCCACACTCTCAGCGGATACAGCAGCCGTGATACGAGCCTCAGCCTTACCACTTTCATTGCCGGATGTATCAACGGCAGATAGCTTAAAATGGTAATTACCAGTATTAGGGATGAAGTACGAGTAGGATGTACCACCTATATGCTTAATCAATACTACATCGTTACCGTCATATAGCGTGTATCCATGCAGGTCAGCCTCTGTATTAGGTTCCCATGATAAGTGAAGTACGCTACTATTTACTGCGTCCTGAGTTACCTTAAAGCCTTTAGGTGTAGCCGGTGGTATTTCCTTACCACTCACATACACCGCACGTTCTACACCTTCATACTCAGCGCCAGTGTTATTTGTACATACAATCTTAACGTCGTAGTTGACGTCGGTCGCTACACTTGGAATAGCCACGCTAGTAGCACTACCGTCTAATACTTTGAACTGTTGCCACTCCTTAGCAGTTACAGGCTTGTAATACACGATGATGTTTTTGGCCACTTTATCCCTTGGCAGTTGCCAGGTACCATTGATATCACAGAGTACAGTGCCATCCTTTAAGGTCTTAACGTCAGCAAGTAATACTAAGTTAATAACCTTAATCACATCAGACTTGGTTGTGTAGTCGATGATTGGCACTGATCCATCATCACCGGCGTACAACTCTGGATAATATTCGATACAGGATATCTTACGTGTCATTTCAGAGTTGGACTTGCTAATGGATAATACCCTAAACGGTTTAGCTTCTTTTGTAGCTTCACCATAGGTATATAAATCGTCTGTCTGAATAACTGCATTATTAGCAAGCGTTAAGGTCCTACCGGTTACACCAGTTACGTTGTAAGACTCTAATGCATCCGTTTTAGCGTTGCGAACCATAAGCCTGTAAGTCTTACCTTGCTCAAAAGTAACCTCTCTATCAAGGATTACTTTATTACCTACAGCAGACTCTACACGACCACCTTGCCCCCAGTCTGTCACATCGTGTTGTAATAGGATTACATCCCCTATCGTGCACGCTATGGCGTCTGTGAAAGTCTCAAAGGTACAAGTACGCACCTCGTACTTATTCGCTCTTAGGTAGTGTTTAGCGTAATTGTAAGCTTGGTCTACATCAACGCATCCCATGAGTTCGACTTGCGCCGGACTAGCTAGGGATGTAGTTACGTCATACTCTTCACTGAATACAGGGAGCACGTCACGCTCATAGTCTTTAGCTTTATTGAGGAATGATACCTCGATAGCGTTTGCCCTAGATGAGGTAGCCTGGAACTCTTCCATAAAGGAGTCCATCTTGATATTGCCTACAGTAAATAGCTGAGTAGGTGTAGCAGCATAATCATAAATGCAACTAAATCGAGTACCTAGAGGTATTACCTTACCTCTACCAACATTCTCAGCATATTTAAGCGCGTCCCATACTTGGCTAGCATTGTCATAAATGTAGTTAAATGTAATATGCTTTTCATCGCACTTATCAGCCCACGCCTTAAATGCGTCGTATACAAAGCGTTCACGAGGAGCGCCTTTAACTACATACTCATCGCCAATCTTACGGCAATGATGAAGAATATCGTAACAAGCCCATG